TGATTCTGGGTCCGGCCCCTGCAAATCCGACTGAAGATGTGCCTGCCGTTGGCGTGTACAACAGTTTGGAGGAGCTGACGGCGCTGGGCATCATCGCCACCGGCGAACGCGCTGACCCTGTTGGCGTAGCTGCGCGGGTGGCTTTTTCGCAGTCTCCCAGACCCCACGAGGTCTATGTTGCCTTTATGGGCGACATCGTGGACAAAGAGAGCGAAAACGCTGCATTGCAGACCGTAAGCGCCGTTCTGGAGAACGCGCTGGCCGTCAATGGCTGGTACTGCATCTGCCCGGTCGGTCTGGCAGATGAAAAAGTCAAGGAAATCATCCAGTGGACCGAAACCCAGAACAAGCTGTGCGGCTACATCGACAAGGACCCGGATAAACCCATTGTGGATGCCGGCCTTTATCTGCGCAGCTTCCCGTTCTTCCCGAAAGAAACGGCAGACCAGTTGGAGAACGACATCCCGGCTGAGAACCTGTACGGCATGGCTGTAGCTGCGGCCGTCAAGGCGATGAACTACCACGCCGGCCAGGAAACGTGGGCGCTGATGCCGCTTGCGACCGTTTCTCCTGCAAAGCTGACCAGCACGTTTATCAAGAAACTGGAGGCTGCAAATTTCAACTACGTCATTACCGTGGCATCCAAGAACATCACGCAGGGCGGCAAGACCGGCGGCGGTGAGTGGATTGATGTTATCCGCTTCCGCGACTGGCTCCAGAACGATATGCAGGTTCGTGTCGTGAACCTGCTCATCGTCAACCCGAAGATTCCCTACACCGACAACGGCATCGGCCTTGTTGAGAACCAGATGCTTGCATCCCTGAAGGACGGCCAGAAGTACGGCGGCATTGCTCCTACGGAGTATGATGCAGACGGTAATGCTATTCCGGGCTACACCACGTCTGTGCCGCTGGCAGCAGACCTGACCAGCGCCCAGAAGGCATCCCGTATCCTGAAGGACTGCAAGTTCTCTGCCCGCATTGCTGGTGCTATCCATGTGGTGGAAATCAAGGGTTGCCTGACCTACGAGAAACTGTAAGGGAGGGAAAGTAAATGTCCAGCAAGATCAAGACCTACAACCCGAAGGAAGTTATCGTCACCTGTGGTACGCACATTGTCACCGGCTATGCAGATGACAGCTTCATCAGCATTGAGCCGAACGGCGACGGTATTACCAAAAAGACCGGCTGTGACGGCGAAATTGCCCGTTCAATTTCGCCGGACAACACCTACAAGGTCAAGCTCACCCTGTTGCAGACCAGCGACAGCAACTCGTACTTCTCCGGTATGGTCGATCTCGACCGCGACACCGGCAACGGTCTGTTCCCGATTCTGATTAAGGACCTGAAGGGCGGTCTGGTGTTCAGCACGGAAGCTGCATGGTGCGTGAAGAAAGCACCCGTCACTCGCGGCAAAGAGACCAACAACCGTGAGTGGGAGCTTGACACCGGCGATGCCACCATGAACGAGTAAGGAGGACGCCGATGAATAACCTGAAGCAGCTCGAAACCCGCGAAGTAACCGTGGGTGAAAACATCTTCTACATCCGTCCGCTTCCGGCGTTCAAAGCGGCGAATATGACCGGCGAACTGGCAGCGCTCGTTCTGCCGCTCGTATCTGGCCTTGCACCGATGCTGTCTGCCGTGGATACGGAAAAGGAGGGTAACGGTCTGCTCGACATCAAGGTAGAAGATGCAGCTCCCGCGATTGCGGGGGCTTTCTCTTCGCTCGATGGCGATAAGGTCGAGAAAATCCTGAAGCACCTGCTGATCGCGGGCAGCAACATCTCGGTGGAGCAGCCGGGCGAAAAGGTGCGCCTGCTTACGGAAGACCTTGCCAACGAGGTGTTCTGCACCGATGTGCAGGATATGTTCATTCTGGCGTTTGAGGTCATCCGCACCAACTACAACGGTTTTTTCAAGAAGCTCGGCGACCGATTTGGCAAAGTCGCCGAGTGGGCGGAGAGGACGATGGCTCAGGCCCGGAGCGCTACGGCGACCTCGACCTCAGCGGTTTCACAGAGCTTGAGCTGAGAATGTATATCCTCATCAAGGCCCGGCTGGCATCCATGTGGGAGCTGAAGAACTGCTATACACTGGACGAAGCTCTGAAGCTCTATGCACTGTACCGCATGGAGCAGGACGTGGAAGCCGGCCGAGTAGAGGATATGGCTAAGGAGGTGAGCTGACCGGTATGACCATACGCGACATCGGTATCCTGTTTGGCTACAAAGTCGATCAGGCCTCCGAGCAGAAGGTAGAGGGCAGCATCAAGTCGCTGAAGTCGATGGCCTCCAAAGTTCTCGGCGCGGTCGGTATTACGCTGTCCGTCACGGGCATCAAGAGCGCCATTGATGGCTGCGTTGAGGTGGCATCCTCCATTGAAGAGATGCAGAACAAGTTCGATGTTGTCTTCGGCGATATGCGGAATGAAGTCGATAAATGGACGCAGGAATACTCCGATGCCATTGGCCGCAACAAAAACGACATCAAGACCTACCTTGCCGATCAGCAGAACTTGCTGGTCGGCTTTGGCATGACCCGCCAAGCTGGCGCTGAAATGGCCGAGCAGATGACCTCGCTGGCCCTCGACCTTGCCTCGTTTGGTAACATGGACGAAACAGCGTCCGTAAACGCCATGACGAAGGCTGTCATGGGTGAGTCTGAAGCCGCCAAGACGCTGGGTGCGGTCCTGAACGACAGCACCAGAGCGCAGGCGATGGCTACGCTGGGCCTGAAGGGAACCTACGATAAGCTAGACCAGCTCACGAAGATGCAGGTCAACTATCAGGCTATTCTCCAGCAAAGCCCGGATGCCATTGGCGACTGCCAGCGCAGCCTCGACAGCTACGAAAGCACCAAAAAGCGGTACATCGCCAAGCTGAAGGAAATCAAAACGATAGTCGGCCAGTTCTTCCTGCCGACCTACCAGAAGATTCTGGGCATTGGAGCAAAGGGTCTGACGATGATTCGTGACTGGCTCCAGAAGCTCACCGACCTTACGGATAAGCTGGGCGGCTCACAGCGTGTGCTGTCTGTTCTGGCTGCGGCGTTCACGGCCATGCTCGTGGCGATGAACCTCAAGAAAATCGGAGCGGCCATAACCGGCTTTACGAAGCTGGCACGGGCAATAGGGCTGGGCCACGGAAAGGCGCTGGCCTTTTTTGCGGTCTTCCTGTTGCTGGCCCTCGTGATTGAGGACTTCATCTCGTTCATGCGGGGCGACAAAAGCCTGCTCGGAACCATGCTCGAACGAGCTGGCGTAGACTGCGAAAAGCTGCGCCAGAACATCGTCGGAGTATGGACGAAGATCAAGCAGGCCATCGGCTACATCGGCGAAGGCATCCGTAATGTGGTTGTCCCCATATTTGAGGGCATCCGAACTGCGGCGGTGGTGGCGTTTGAGGAGATACAGCAAGCCGTAGCCAAGGTAGCCCCCGGTATCGCTCAGTTCTTCAAGGAATTGTCGAGCGGGAAGGTTGATAAGAAAAAATGGACAGACATCGGTGAATCCATCGGCAGAATTGCCGTGGGCGTGGTGGCTGTCATAGCCGCTGTCAAGGGCATCTCGGCTATCTTTGGCGTGATTACAACCGTTATTTCTGTTGTGAAAGCGGTCATTTCCGTTATTAAGCTGGCCTTTGTTGTTGTAAAGAGCATCATCACCGTTATCAAGGTGGTCGGTGCGGTAATCTCTGTTCTTGCCAGCGCCTTCGGCCCGGTCATTCTGGCAATCGCCGCTGCAATCGCAATCGGCGTTTTGCTGTGGAAGAACTGGGACAAGATTCGTGAGGCAGCAGGCAATCTGCTGGAAGGCATCAAGGCTACGATTGGCAACGTCCGCGATGCCATTGTGACGGGCATCCAAGCGGCCATCGACTGGATAACATCTCTCCCGGCTGAAGCCCTGAAGTGGGGCTCCGACATCATCGACGGCATCGTATCAGGCATCCAGTCTGCGGTAGGTCGTGTAGGCGAGGCTGTAAAAGGCGTAGCCGATAAGATCAAGTCGTTCCTCGGCTTCTCGGAGCCGGAGGATGGCCCCCTGAGCGACTTCCACACCTATATGCCGGACATGATCGACCTGATGGCATCGGGCATCACTTCCGGCAAGAAGAAGGTGAAGGATGCACTGGAAGGCATGACCGGCGAAATGTCGGTCATCGCCAAGGCCAATGTGGTTTCCAAAGCTACCGAGCGGGGCGCAACCGGCAGAACAACCGGTGGACGCACTGTGACCCAGAACGTAAACATCAACAACCAGTTCAACGGCGACCGCGCCGGGCAGCAAAAGAGTTCTGAGGCTATGGATAAGGCCGCAGGCGATGCTACCGGCGAGATGGCCCGTGCGCTGGCATTTGCAAAGTAGGTGAGAGTACATGGCAAGAGCAAAACAGCCCGTCAGCGTCGATGACATCGAGTTTGATGCCCTGATCGACTCCGAAGAAGGCTATGAAGCGGATGTGCCTGAGTACCCGACCGAAAAGGGCTTCAGTGTAAGCGACACCATCGTGCTGAAAGCCGACACCCTGAACATGACGCTCTATGTGACCGATACGCCGGTGACATGGCGGAAACGTACAGGCTCCGGCCCCGGAAAAACGGAGGGCGTTGTTCGTCGGCTAAAGGACCTGTATTTCACCAAGAAAATTCTCGAAGTCACGACCACTGACTGCGTGTATTCCAACATGGTGATTACAAGCATGAACATCAAGAAGTCTGTGGAGGTCGGCTACGCCCGTGAGATTCCGATAGCCTTCAAGAAGATCGAGGTGACGGAAACAGCCACCGCAGAAATCCCGGCCAGCTACGGCAAGTCGGGCAAAACAGCAAAAGCCGCTGGAAAAGCAAGCACCACCGCCGCAAGTACGGCAGGAAGCAGCTCGTCCGGCGGCTCCTCTGCATCAGGCTCTTCGTCCAGCTCTAGCAGAGGTTCCGTTCTCTATAACGCTGCCAGCAGTTTCGGCTTGCTGGGATAAGGAGGGCGTTCGTGGACTACTTCGTCATCGAAGTCCCGGACATGAACGACAGCGTTGTCAAAGTTTCCCTCCAAAGCAGGCTGTATCAACTGCGATTCACATGGAATGACACCGGCGGCTACTGGATGCTCGGAGTGATGGATTCACTCGGAACGCCACTGCTGCTCGGTGTCAAGATGGTCCCGCAGTTTCCGCTCAATCTGCTGTTCGGCCGGGATGATATGCCCAGCGGCATCTTCGCTGTCCTGACCGAAAAGG